GCACAGGTCGCAGACGAACTGGGCTTCACGTGTCGCGTGGACGACACGGTTATTGCCCCACCTGATGGTGATAAGCCGCTCACGCTCAAGCAGGCATTGAAAACACACCCGTTCCGTTTCATCGGGTGCATCTTCCACACCGTCGAGCGGTCTGAGTCTACGGGCACAGGCAGCCGGCCCATTCCGGACGCAGCCACTGTAATGGTGGACGTCCCACGCATGTGTGCGCAGCTACGCTTCCCACGCAATGTGTTTCAACCCAACAGCGACGGCTTTGATGTCGCAGAAGGTATACGCATAGCGTCGATCGTATCCAGCCTGGGCATTCCGACTCCGGCGTTTGAGGCGTCGTTCGCCGCGGCCCGCTCGCAGACCAAGGAATACTTGGAACGCTTGCTTGCCGCTTACGCCGAAAAGCCGGACGTCCTGGCACGCAAGGAGGCGGACGCCGGGCTGACCGAAGAAGCCGTGTTCTTTGAGGGCATGTTTGCCGATGTCGAACCCGGACTGCGAGGAATGTTAAAATGTCTGCGCTCCCCGCCGGAAAACAATTTTCTCCCGGATACCAAGGCGCGCCCCATTCAGGAGGTCATCAACGAGATAGACCAGCGTTTGGCAGCGCGCCCGGAGAAGGCTGGCTGGGCCGACCAGATGGACGACGAGCAGGAAGTGGCCAGAGAACGCCGCATCCGAATCCTAGAGGCAGAGGTGGCTCATGGACTTCGCATGCCACCCGCCTTTACGGGTACGATGGTGCCCTTTAGGAACCGCGTAATCCGTCCACCACAGGTCGCAATCCGCTTTTCTGCGGCCGACCCTCGTCAGGCGCCGACGGTCCGCAACCTGGGCCGTCCACCGCCGACGAACTACCACGCCCGCGACGGCACACAGCCGCGCACGGCACGAACTGCCGCCTCCATGGGCGTGCAGCCGGAGTACGATGAGGACTTCGACTTCCTGCCCAACCGCAGCCGAAAGGAAGGCAAGCGGCGTAAGGGCAAGAAACGCAGGTAAATAGACCTGCGGTACAGGTCAGACCATGGGGCATCAGCATTGGTCCCATGCTACGGAGGGCAGAACCGTACAGTCTGTGCGCCACATTGTAAGTCGCCCCTAAGAGCGGGCGAGCGAGCACCGGGGCTCGTATTATCCAACCCGGACACGCTCTTTAAATATTACAGTCATGGTCAAACTACGCAATAACTCACGCAGCAAACCACAACAGCAACAGCAACGTCCCGCCGGTCGCCAGGGACAACGGTCGACTCCCCGTCGCAGGGTTGAGGTCATGCCTGGTCTGGATGCGCACGCCAAGAAATATCTGGCGATGCTTGCAAATCCGTGCTCAGGCCCAATCGTCACGCCTTTATATGCCGGAACGCCGGGTGCGTACCAGGTGCGCCTTAACAAGGCCATTCAGCCGAAGCTAGCAGTGCTGAGCTCGGGTACCATCGGTGCGCACGTCAAGATGGATCTTGTCGTGGCCTTCGTACCGGGCGCCAACGTGTATAAGATCTGGTGGGAATTCGCCGGGCAACCGACGAACATCGGAACTCAAACACAGGCGTTCGACTTCTTTGACCCGAGCAACGACCTGATCGACACCTATCGGCCGCTGGCCGCGTGCACGAAGGTCAACCCGTGCGGCGATTACTCTACCAGGTCTGGCATCATCGGCCTGATCCCGGAGTCGGCGTGCACCTACCCAAACAACGGTGGGGAGCTCGCTGCTAGCTCCATGGCCAAAGCCCTGAAACGCGACACGTTCGGCGAGGTGGTCCACGAATTTGTGTGGACACCGTCGGACACCGACGCCGAGGCGCAGAATGTCATCACTCCCGTATACTCCGACAACTCCACGAAAGCGTGTCAGACTACCGTCCTATGTAATGTGGACGCTATCTACACGCGGGAGGAAGAAGTCACGATTCAGTGTTACTTCGAATTCACCGGAGTCTACGAGTGGAG